AAAGTCTAAAGCTCATGTTTTAGAAAATATAAAAAGACTAGGAAAATCTGGTATTTGGCTACAAGTTAATGTGATGATGCATGTTGACTACTTTGAAGAAGTTAAAGGCATTTGTTATATGCTCAAAGACTTAGGAATTGTACATAAGCCAATACCAATCGGCGACGGCGCTATCGAACGTAGTGGTTGGTTTAAAGATACTGACGGCTCGATGCGTAGAACTAGTCATAGCTATAGTGAAGAACAACAAGAATGGTTCTTTGACTATATCGGACAACCTAAACCTGCAAAGTCTAAAACTGAAGGATCAGCAGTAGGAAGAGGATGTTGCGGTGGGCGCTGTATGACAGGAAAAGTAGACGATAAATGGGTGCCTATAAAACATGTTGATAATCGGTTTAAAGGATGGCATTGTTCAGTCAATCGATACTTTATGCATATTGACCAACATTTAAAATTAGTATATCATCACCAAACTTGTCAAGCATTGCATGGCAGTAAACGCGGTCCGTTAGGTAGTTTAACACAACCTGATAAAATACTAGAGTATGCTAGAACTGCTGTATCTAGTGGTCCTATTATATGTCCAAACGATCGTTGTGGATGTGGGATGTGTGTACCGAAAGCAAAAGAACTAAATGATTATAACTCAATAATTGCATTAAACGTTTAGTTTTCGTTTATTGCATACTATTTCTTCATTACATCCGCAGATATTTTTAGTACATACAACAGGTGCAATAGTAGGGTTAAAGTTATTAACAAAGTTTTTGTCATGCAGATTATGGCCGCCGAGTATTTCCTGTTGACAATTACCCGTAATAACTCCACTCGGATATATTTTTAAAATGTCTACACCTAGATTACATTCCCAGCCTTTAAAGTAATTTAAATTATTTCGAGTTAGCCAACTATCATTGTCTACAACAATAATTTCATTGTCGTCTTTTGTAATAGTAACCTTCCTTCTAGGCTTTTTAGCTGTGTCATTGTACCATTCTTGTGTAGGGTAACGTTTAATACTGTCGTCAAAATAAGATAACTGTTTTTCTGTGTATCTATGTGTGCCATCAAAGTGTACAATTTTAGCAACGATTGGCCATAAATGTTTACTAGTTTTAAGTGTGCTTACAATGTCTAAACATTCTTCAAATGCATCTGGATCCATCAATACATCAGCATTTACAAATACACCTTGTTCATATAATTCGTCACATACTTTAATTAAGTGCGGCACATTTGCAAATTCTCTGTGGATACTTACACCTACATGATCAAAGTTTGAAGCATGTGTTTTCCACCAATTAATTTTACGGGTACCGTTTGTACTCATTTCAATTAGTACATCATGATTAGTTTTTAGATGCAAGCATAATTCTTCTAGACCTTTCCATAGTGTCGGCTCGCCTCCTACAAAGAAAATATTACTTTTAGTTTTTCCATGTGACTTGTAGTGTGTTAGTAAATGCGATAGGTTAGTTTTTATTAATTCAATATCTGGCCAAGGCATATCACCTTCATTACTTCCTGGAAAACAATAATGACATTTATGATTGCAAAGATTGCCCGGCATGTATTCTATACGCAACATGTCGCTAGATTGATTGTTTTGTATTTGTTTAATCATAACAAGTGTGCTAATTCAGGAAATACTTCTGCTGCACTTAATCCTCGTATTGCGTCTAGCTTGTTTACATACTCTTTAAATCCAGGAAGTAAATGACTATTATCTTCTGCATTCATATGATTTAGTACTGCTTCCCAACGTTTCCACCCATAAGGATTATGTTTCCAAAAGTCATCGTCTTGTCTATAGTTTTCCCATAGCCAATCTTTAAACTCCATAAATCGGCGTTCAACATCTAACTTATCTTCTTTAGGAAGTATTTGTATGCTTAAAAATGTTGGAATGTATAACAAGTGCATATTAACTAAGCCGCCTCCCATTTGTACTCCGCCTGGAACTGTTCCTTCGTTTAGTTTTTTAAATCCACTTTCTATCTTCCATTTCATAAAGTCAGGCAAGTGCTTTATGTTGAATATTTGTATTGCTGTTGCTAAACTAGTTTGTATATTGTCTGGAGTATTGTCTAGCATGTGCAAAGTTTTTTCTACTGTTTTCCAATCAGTAGGATAACGTATATACTCATCACGCCCATGGCTTGCATCCATACTTACAGCAAACTTAACTTTCTTAAACTTACTCCATAGCTCAATTAAATCGTCATCGACTAATAAGCCGTTTGAATTATACCGCAGTAAAATTTTATCTTGATATCCTTGTCGTACTATTTCTTCAATAAACATCTTGTGTTCTTTAATCATTAGAGGCTCGCCTCCAGCAAAGTACACTTGTTTTAGATTAGGAATTTGTGCGTACATTTCTTCCCAGAATGTGTCTTTCTCATGCCACTTATTATTAAACTGTTTCTTATCCCACTGCATTTGTCGTATAACTTCAGGATCTTCTAACTGTGGCATTAATTTTTTATGATCCATTACCCACTTGCTCGAATCATGCGGACTGCACATTACGCACTTAATATTACAAGTATGACCCAATCGCAAGTCTAAATAAACTAACTCTTCTGGTACTGTGCCGTCTTCTTTTGTTTGTTCAATTAAATATGGTATATCTACTCCATTATTATCTCGATGCCATGTTCCTGTTTCCCATATACGCTTACTTACTACACCTACCTTTTCTTCTTGGAAGCACTTTGTACAACTTGCAGGTATTTCTCCGTTAAGCATAGTTGTCCGTACACTTTTCATATAGTCGTTGTTCCACGCTTCCATTGGAGTTTCTCTGCCAAAGTTTGCAGGCTTACCATTTTCCATTTTAACAAGTCCAACAGTATGGTCATCGCCTGCACCACTTGCATTAGACGAACAACATAGACGCATATCGCCATTAGGACGAGTAGCAAAGTGTATCCAAGGCAAAATACAAAATGTCGGTGTGCCAGACACTTGTGCTATTTCAGCTTGATACTTTTCTAAATCAGACATTATTCGTTTCCTTATTCATAGTTCAGTATGCTCTATAAACTGATCTTTTGGTTTACTAAGTTTATTTACTCCGCAAGTCCTAGCACATGTAATTAACTTTTCTGCGCCCCAATATTTGTTCCAAACAGTTTGCCAAGCATCGGAATCTATTACTGATTGTACAGTATGCTCTAATGCGTTTGTATTTCCTAAATCATTAATTAAGTCAGCGTACTGTTGTTCGATTTCTAATCTAATAGTTTTTGTAGCATCGTTTGCGGCTGCATAGTTATAAGGAATACTTGCTAAGAAACAACAAGGCATAATCTTCTTATACGCATCTATGTAAATTTCCTTTGTTTGTGTTACATAACAATCAATCTCACTGGCGTCTACAATATCTTTATAATTATCAATTACGTCTTGTGTAATGAGATTAATTTTGCTTCCGGTAGGAGGCTCTAAGTAACGTGTTGTATTGCCGGCTGCATCATATACTGGAAACTGTTCAGTAGCAACAAATCTAGCACTGTCTTTATATGTAAATCTAGCAAAGCCGTGTTCTTTAGCAAGTGCTTCTGCTGCTAATAGCTGATGTTCATTGTGTTTAAATTTAATGAATGCCCATTCTGCTGTTCCGCCAGCATTAATAAACGCCTTTGCATTTTCTAATACTTTGTTAAAGTCTGTACCAACACGATATAAACTATGCGTGTCTGCTAATCCATCAATTGCAAAAATAACATTATGCTCTGGCGGCAATGCTTTTGCAAGTTTCTTCCACCAATCTGTATTTCGTGCGCCGCCGTTAGTGTGTATTCTAATATATAAATTAGGATTAATATCTCTACTATAACCGCACATATCTATTAGATCATTATTAATAATAGGATCGCCAAAATTTCCACAAAGATAAAATCCTTTTAATTGCTGTAATACTTCAGTAGTTAATATTTGCTTAAAATCCGTTATTGTCCAGTCTTGATTTTTAATTAATGGGTTTTCTAAGGCGCCGTGTATATTTCGGCTACACATCGGGCAACTTGCTTGGCAACGATTTGTAATTTCTAAATGTATATTTTCTAATTGATTAAATTTAAACATTCTTCTTTTTTCCAATAATCATGTAGCGTGTATACTTAGGAGTTTCAAATTTACCTCGCCATAAAGGCTTAATTTTACTCATACGCATAAAGTCATCTGCGTCTGTTGCACAGCGTATGTGTTCGTCTAATTCAAAATAGTTATTACTCTGTATTACAAATAATGCATCGTCTGGTTGATTACTTAACCACTGTTCGTATTGTTCTTGCGTAATGTGTTCACAGCTTGTGTTAATAATAATATTTGCAGGAGATGAATAGTCACACATATCTGCTGTTACTGCGGTAAACCGTCCTTCTATTTCTTGACGCTTGTTTACTGTATACGCTGTTTCTTCACATACAGGGTCAATGTCTACACTTGTAATATGCTTAATGCTTAAACTGCTATTAAATAAAATACTAGAAAGTACACCGTTCCATCCGCCGTATATTACAATACGAACATCGTCGTCAACGTAGTTTACACGTAATGCATCAGCAAGCCATACTTTGCTGTTGACCTGTCCTTTCCAAAAACTTTCTAGAGTACGGTAGCGATCTTCACTGTTGCGAATAGCATCCATCCAGAATAGCACATCTTGTATTTCAACTTTCATACTTTACCTTTGGTATTTTACTATCTGCACTACTTACACAAGTAGGAGTAATACATTTACGCGGGCCTTTAAAGAGCTCAAAGCCGCCGTCTAACGTGCCTAAGTGTTCGTCATGGCAACTGTAGCTGCGCTTAACTTCATTCTCTCTAATGACGCATCCTTGATATCCTGCATTACAACTCCAGCCTTTGAACTTGTTGAATCCAAAGGAATTAAAGCGTTCTGCTTGGTCTATGTAATAAATGTTACCGGCTTTGTCTTGTAATTCTACCTGTAACAACGGTATTATTTTTTTAAATTCGTCTGGGATTCTTTGAGGGAATCCTGTTTGCAACAAGTTGAGTTGTTCTTTAGTATACCCAGATACCACACGGGAGGCGGTAGGATCGGATTGGGGCTTGACAGTGACATTAATACCTCTGGCAGCAAATCGCTGTAGGCGCTCGTAAAGCTCTTCAAACATTTCTGGCACCATAACTTGATTGATCGTAACATACACTCCTGCCTTCATGAGCTGAAGACACTTATCTCCAAACTCTTGTTCATTTGCAAACTCTGCGTGATAGCTTGCAGTAATACTCCTACGTTGCAGACTGCTCGTAGTTTCTAGCCAGTTATTCCACCATTTGCTTCCTGGGCTTAGATTGGTTGTCATGTGGATACTTTGGTATTCAGGAGCTGTATCACTACAGTAATGGTCTATAACCTTCCCAAAGTATTTATATGCAGTAGGTTCGCCGCCACTAAAGCTAAAGTGAAAGTCGGTAAACCCATTTTCTCTTGCTTGACGTTTTATTTCGTCAATGGAATTTGTATATATTTCTAAGTCTTGGTGGTCAGGCGTGCTACTTCGAGCATAGGGCCAGCAATAGCTGCAATTGTAATTGCAAAACCTTGCAAGGATCCAGCTAACTGTGAACAAATTTGTGTTTAGTAGAGTCTTTTGACCAAAACTTGTTATGTCGTCAAACGGTATGTTTTGAAAATTGTTCATGTAACCACTCAAAATTGTTTATAAGGCTAATATCGCTCCTATTAGAAATCCCAAACTCCCTACCAACATTAGCGCCAGCAATAGCGTAATCGCCATAGCGTCTCTCAATGCCTTTTGTACACCAAGTATCAAGTCTTTGTTCTGTTTCTTCATTATTTTGCCTATCGATTATTTTACTACTCAACTTTGCACATTCTCTAAATGCACTTTTCCAAGTGTTAAACGGATCAGTATTAAAAGCTGTGATGTTTGCAACTTGGTCTACAGCAATAAAATGTGGACTAATACTTGTAGTCATGTCTGGGTTTGTTAAATCCATGTCTATTGTTAGTTTACGAGGAAGTAATTTTACTCCTCCGTAACCGTACACTAAATCATTGATGGGATTTTGGCTACGCCATACGTGTACATGATCTAATTGATGTTCAGGAACAACATAATCAAAGTTAAA